CCCAAGCCAATACTATAATCGGAGCCGACAAAATAATCAATACGAATTCGTCTTTCCAGTCCGATTGTCTGGCTTCAAGAAGTTTACCCTGGTAAGCTTCCTCACCCCGGGCCATTTTTTCTGCATGCATAAGCTGTGCATCAGACATAGCCATCTTAGTTTTCTGGCGATTAGAGTAGATCTTAGCGCCAGCTTGCATTGCAATCTTTGCTAAACTAAACCACGCCATAAATTAGTACCACTTAGCTTTTCTTTTTTTCTCTGCTAAGATATTTCCTTGACCTTGAACCTCTGCTTCTTGCATTTCAGATGGATCAGTAGTTTCAATCTCTTTTCCACCTTCAACATAACCATCTTTGTTCGTAAACATTTCGTGGTTTAGGCCTTTTTTGTTTTCTTCTGCCATGTTAGCTCCTTTTCTTTTTTATTCCTGCTTCTCTCAAAGCAATTGCTATAGCTTGTTTCCTATTTTTAACTTTTTTATCAGATTTTCCAATAGAAAGCTCGCCTTTTTTGTACTCTCTCATAACTTTAGCTACTTTTTTCTCTTTTTTAGTTTTTTTTGTCATCGTCTCTCGCTATTATTACACTTCCAGCGCCCATATCTTTAGCATTTGGCAGTGTTTTTGATAAAATTGTCTTTTCTATTGATGTATTAGCTCTTAATTTTGCTAATTCTTCGTTTTGCTCTAGTTTTTCATCTTGATTTTCTTGATTCATCATTGCTCTCATCTTATCAAGGTTCAATCTCTCTTCTCCTTCTTGTTTTTTTCTAGCATTTTCTTGTGCTTGAAGGTCTAATTCTCTAGCTCTTAATTTTGCAATAGGATCATTATCAAATTGTGATGTGATTTTCTTCTCTTCTCGCATAAATTCACCCATCATGTCAGCAACTAGTTGTGCTTTTCTTGCTTCAATTTTTTCTGCCATCATTCTAACTTGATTTTGCATGTTTGGATCTTGCATTGCTTGAGGATTTTGTTTCATCACCATAACTTGTTGTATTTCATTTCTAAATTCTACTTCAACTTGTTCTTGTGCCATCAAAGAAATGTGTTCGAAACAATTTTTTTCTAACGCTGCCATAACTAAAGGATTGTTTCTAGCCATGTTAGTTGCCATAAAATTTAAGTGAGCGGTAATGTGCGCTCTGTGGTCTTGACCAGGGAAAGCTCTAAACGGTTTCCCAGCGAGAGCATCAATATGCTCTAGCGCTGGGTCCTTCGGTGTGGGGATAGCTTGTGGTTTTAAAATTTTGTCTATGTCTTTTACACCCAAAGCCTCATACATGTTTCTGTATGCTTGATACAGATTGTGTATTTGTGGGTTGGATGTTGCCAGCTGCAGTTCTGACTGTGCGAGGGAAATACGCTGAGTCTGAGAAAATATGTTTGGATCTGCAACTGGCAATATATCTACTCTGTCGTCAAAGTCAGATTGTTTAATCATTCTTTGACCACCAACAACATCGTAGGGATATTCTTGAGGTAGATATAACTTGAAAACTCTTGCTAATATTTTGAATTCTTTTTTTAGTGATGCATATATTCTTTTATGAATGGCAGACATTGTTCTGCTGCCTCTCTCTAGCAATGCTACGGTCGTACCCACAGCTGCCTGTTGATTACCCTCACCTACTTGCAGATCGGCTATTGAAGCGAATCTTTGACCTGCAGATACTACGACGCCCATAAGTTGTAAGAGAGTTTGTGACGGCTCTTTAAATGGTAACATCATAAATGAATCTCTGATGTTTCCTCCTGGTGCATCCACGTCTCTAAATTCTCCTGGCTGAATGCTTTGAGCGTCGTCTCTTATTCTAATACCTCGTTGTTTAAATCCTGCAGGTAAATTTGATAGTGTTCCTGCATCTAGTAGTTGTCGTAATGCAGCCGTAGCTGTTCTTGATAATCCACCAATCATGTGTATCAAACCAAAACCATAAAATCCTAATCCTGGTAAAAATTTAAAATGTACAAAGTAATCTATTTTATTTCTTAATGGATCACCTATTTCATAATTTCTTCTTATTGATAAAACTTCTCTAGAGTTTTCTTCAAGAGTAACCACATAAGGAAGTTTAATTCCTGTTGGTTCACCATCTTGTCCTATGTCTTCAAAACCTTCTAAGTCAAGATTAACATGGCACTCTAATAAATTAAATACATCTTCGTCTCTTCCTTTAGTTTCTCCCTGAAGTTCACGTTCTTTTTTTTCAACTTCAGTCTCGTTTACGGGTCCTGGTTTCAAATCTATGTCTCTATAAAAACCAGCTACTTGTTGTTTTCGTAATTCGTTTTCAGATATTTGTACGCGATGAATGATAGATTCCGCATCATCTAATGAGGTAGCTGTGTACGGAACGATCAAATCATCAGCGGGTACAAATTTAGAGCAAGCCATTTGGGCTGCTTCATCGTAGTAAACTTTTTTAAAAGCAGATCCTGCTAATGGTAAATGAAAAAGTAAAGAATCAAAATCAGGTTCATAGTCTGTCATTTTTTCCATGATTTGATAATTCATAAAATCTTTTACTCTTTGTGATTGTTGTTCTTTTGCCGGTGTTGGCATTCCTAAAATCTGTGTTCTAACTGGTCCGTTTGCTGGTAATAATTCTTTGTAAGCTAACGCTTGAAACTGTGTAACAGCTTCAGCTAATACAGGGTGAGTCGCTCCGCTTGCACCTTGAAATGGTTCTGTTCTATTGTCGTATTTAAATCCTAAAAGATCTAAACCCTCTCTGTAACCTCTTTCCCAATCTTTTCTAGAATTTTTATAGTCTTGATAATTTTGATACAAAGAAGTTCCAAGTCTTCCAAGAACATCATCAGGTAAATGTTCTGCTAAATTATCGTAGTGATTTTCTCCACCCTCAACAGATCCAATAGATGGATCATAGTTTATGTCAACTGATCCGTCTTCGTTTTCTGTAACCTCTACAGGATTACCTCTTTCATCAACCTTTTGTTGCTCTTGTTCTTGAGCAACTTCAATTTCCTCAGGTGATGGTACTTTTATCTCTTGCTCTACGTTTGGAAGAGACTTGTCTATGTCTGCCATTTATTTTCTCCAATTTTACAGGTTTAACAGTATTATAATTAATAAGCAAGCCCTGAGGCTGCGGCCCTCTTTTAGGGGGTATAGTTTTAGTTAGTTTCATCTGGTTTATCCCTATCTCTTATCATTTCACTAAATTCCTCATCTAACGGCTCCTCATCAACAAACTTGCCCTCCTCAATAAATTCACCTGTTTCTTCATCAAAATAATCACGTGTTGTTCTTTTGCCTTTACCTGTAAAGGTATCTATTTCAGTAGTCGTTTTGAATCTAGATGGTGATACAGGGTTATCTGGGCCTAGTAAAATCATGCTTGGATTTTCTGGGTTAGGCATAGGAAATAATTCGTCAGACAGCTTTTTAAAATCTATATCAGATGGTAGTGTTTCAACCAAAGCTTTTGTCCTATCATTTGCTGTTTTAAAGTTAAATTGCTTAGTATCGTTTGCAATATCATTTAAAATTGATTGATACTCTTCTGGCATAATTTTTTTAAGTTCTTCTACGTCCTCTAACACTGTCATTAATTTATTTTTATCTGGTATGTTTTTATAAGGAGTTAGTATGTTTTCTATACCTTTTTGTTCGCCAAACATTCTAACATCGTTGTAATTACTAAACGTTGACTGCTTAAGATTTTCTAATCTATCTTTAATTATGAACATTAGTCGTAAAGGAAAAGGTCCTGTGCCTGATGCAAATCCAAGTCTAGTTGCCATGATTCCACCTTTTGACATAAAGTCTCTTGGAATATTACCTGTAATTCTATCAAAGAATCCTAAGCTTTTTTCTTCTTCCTCTTCTTCCTCAATAGGTATTTCTGGTTTAATTGCTACGTCTTCAGGTAATGCTTCTTCATCAGGTGTAACTTCTAATAAACCTTTCTTTAATTGATTCTCACGAAGTTTTTGATATTCAGCTGCTTTTTCTTCTAGTCTTGTTTTAAGTTTTAAATCTTCAACTTGACCAATTAAAGCCGCTAGTCTTTCATTTTTTGTAAACTCTGGTGCAGCAAATTCCTCTGCGGGTGTATTCATACCTAATGTTTCAACTTCTTCAGCAAGAGCTTGATCAGCTCTATTTATTTTAGCCATAGCTTTTTTATAGTCACTTAAAAATCCTAAATCTTTAAGAACTTGTGCTTTTTTATATGCATCTACTGCTGGTGCACCAAAGCCAAGAGTGGCTACGTTAAGCACCTGCTCTGCTGGTGTACGTCCTGTGTATGTGTCTAATACAATACTAGCTGGTGCAAAGTATGTTTCAGGAAGAGCAATTTTTCCTGCAGTGGATAGAGCTCTAATACCTTTGCCAGTAGGCACACGTGATCTTAACGGATCAATAAGTTCCTCTTTAACTGCTCTGGCTGCTAAAGCGGGATCAAGGTTCATACCTGCTCTGCTATAAATTTCTTGAAGAGCTGATAATTTTTTCTGTTTTATATTTTTAATAACAGAAAGGGGTAGATCTGATTCATCTAAAGCAGAGGTAATTACTTTATTAAAATCATATTCTCCTAAATTTAATTTACCTTCTTTCATTTGTATTGGACCTAATTTCTTAAATTTTTCTACAAATGGTTTTAAAATTCTAGTCTGTTCTTTTTCAGGTAAATCAGCTGCTTTAATTAAAGCATTTCTTGCAGATCTTTCAAAATAATTTAAATTTCTATTATCTTTATAAAGAACTGGTTCTGTGTCCCAAAAATTTTTAGTTATATCAAATATATGGTGATTATTTAAAAAACCATAAGGGCTGCCTTTTTTCATCCATGCCGGTCTAGTTTGATTATCTAAATAACCTCCTAATGTCATTTTCTTTCCATCTCGTGTTGTAATTTTTATACCTCTAATTTTTTGAGTAAGTTCATATTTACTTACAGCATTTTTAAATCTATTAGGATCTGGATTATTTGGAACAGAAAATTTATTTATATAGTTTTCAAGAGATGTTGTTCCTTTTACTTTACCATCATATGAAAATTTTTTGCCTGTCTCTGTATCTAAAAAAACAGCTTCTTTAAATTTCTTAGCCCAATTTGTTTTTTCTACTTCTCTTGGAGTTAACGTTCTATTTTTTTTAATATCAAATAATTTATATTTAGGTTTATCTAAATTTTCTCCTGTAACCACTGATCTGTAAGCGGCGTGCCAAATTTTATTTTTATTATTACCACCTCCACTTGGCCATCTTTTTGAAACATCAATAGCGGTGTTATATATTTCGTTATATAGATTGCCTGCTTGTGACACGGGAACACCTAATCTATGTGTGTTAAAATCATAACCTTTTTTATATATTTCAGGGAAACGATTTATTAATTCATTTTGTTTTGATTTAGGAAGTTTTTCAAAAGCAAATCCTGCCCCTTTTAAACCAGCAACTTCTCTAATTCTATTCTTTGCTTGAATAACATTAAAAGGCTGTCGGTAAGCATCTACATGTTTTTCATTTATTAAATCTATAAACTCTTGATCTAATATTCTATCTGGATATTTCTTTTTATATTCTTTAAATTTTTTAGTTAAATCTTTAGGACTTAAAACTGTTTTACCTCCAAGGTATTCTTTTTCAGCTTTTTTTAAAAAAGTTTCTGCTGCTTTTTTATTAGGAAATGTTTTACTTACTCTTGTTTTTGATCCATCGGGAGTATCTGGTCCTATTAAAGTTACATCACCAACAGTTATAGTTTCTCCAGGAGCTAAAAGAACACTAGCACGAAAAGTTCCTGGTCCTTTGCCTGGTCGTATACTTCCAAACTTAAAATTTTCTCTCTCAATAAAATCTACAGACTCATCCATCAACCCACCACCAATTTTTGTAAGAGTGTCTGATAGTCTTTGTTTTCTTATTCTTTCTCTTTCTTCAAATAATTCTGTTGGCTTTTCTTCTGGTAAAATATCTTCTTCAATTGACTCAATGCTGTAATCAAGTGCTGAGTCTGCTAAATCAAAATTAATGTTTGCAGTTTTAGGTTCTTTAAGTTTATTAATTAGTGCTTGTCTTTTAAGAAGTTCAGAGGCCATGTTAAACCCCCATCAAATACGATAATCCACCGTCTGCTTTATCATCTCTTTTGATTAAATCAAAACCATCAAATTCATCTATAAACTCTTTTGCTGCTTCCATTTCGTCTCTTGCTCCCTCTATAATATTATCAAGAGCTTCAAACTTAGTATCGTTTCTTTCATAATATTGATCATAAATTTTTAAAGGATCCATTTCTTCTTTGCCACCAGCTCTTAAGTCATCATAGTTTGATAAACTTGTCTTAATATCTTCTGGTAAATTAATTCTATCATCAGCTAACAAAACTCTTCTAACAACCGCTCTACGTTTACCCTCTGTTACAAGATCTGGACCTCTTGCACCACGACCGAAACCAAAAAATTGTTCCATCGCTTGTAGTGCTGTACTTTCTGCCTCAGGGCTACCTGTTTCTGTTCTTTGTAATTTTTGTATAAATTGTCCTTGTTCACTTTGTGGATCAACGCCTTCAGGTAAACCAAGTCTTTCTTTTAACGATGCTATGCCCTCTTCATCAACTTTAGTTTTAGTTTTTAAGTCTATGATCTCTCCTGTCTCTTCTTTGGGTTGCACAAACTCTGTAGATTCACCAGCTCTTTTGTTTCTAGCTTTTATATAATTTTCTAAGTTTGCTTGGTAGTTTGCAACCTCTTGTGAGCTTCTGTTGCTTAACTGAAACGGAGCGTACTCCAATAATTGTGATTCTATGATGTCAAATGTTTTATCATCTTCAAAAGCTTTTAGGCTATACTTGGCTTTTGTTGGTGCGTTTACATCAAACTTTTGTGGTTTGATTACGTTTGCTTTTGTACCAACGATTTGGTTTACAAAATTTTTACCAAACGCTTTTTGCATTAACTCTAATAATCTGAAAGGGTTTTGTGCCATTAATAATAATTCCTTTTAGTTTTCATTATCTTTTCCTCTTTTTCATCGTCAGGGTGTAAAACAAAACCACCCTGTCTGAAACGCATGATGGCTTGAGTTGTCGAGTCAACCAAATCGTCATGCTCACCAAATGGAAAAGCCGCACATTCCTCGATCACTTCTTCAGCAAATTCCTGGTTCGGAGCCCATATCATACCAGATTCAAATAAAGGTGCAACCGAATTAACGCGTGTATGCTTATCATTACCTTTTGACGGAGAGAAGTTGACTACAGGTATTCCCATCTTTCTCAACTCATCAGTCAAAGGTTGACCTGAAGCCTTTGATTCAATGATTACCGTATCAGGATCCCAATACTTCCATTGTTCAAAAGCTATCTGTTTTAATTCTGGAAAATCATATCTGCCCTTCTTGGCGTCTAATAATATTAAACTCGCAGGGCTATCATCATTTAAATAAAACACACCCCATGTGGTGATTGCAGAATAGTCAGCTGTTTGTTTCTTACCAAACGCTGTATCGTAAGATTGTATGACATGCTTCAGTGCAGGTATCCAATCTTCTTCCCATGGCTGCCACCATTCTCTTTTGATGATTGCACCTTCTTCTGATGTGGGGTTCTGCATATACTGAGCATTCCATTTCTGTATACCTGTTGATGCTTTGACTGCTTCTAATTCTTCTAGCTTCCAATATTCTGGCCACAAAGGTTTACCGCTTGGCATGATGGCAGGAAACTCTATGATCTCCCACTGATCAGCTTTGGCTTCTCGCTGCGTGCCTAACAGCATACCTGTAAGATCTTTTGTATTCCATCGTGTCATAACTAAAATAATTGCACCGCCTGGCTGGAGACGTTGACGAGGACCTGACGTATACCATTCGAAAGTTCTCTCCATGGCATCTCTATTCATAGCATCTTGTTCTGTGTGCGGGTCATCGATAATAAGTAAATCTGCACCACGACCTGTGATCGCGGAGCCCACACCAGCTGCATAGTATTCACCGCCTTGTTGTGTTTCCCATTTACCAGCAGCTTGTGAATCTTCTCTGAGTCTAGTTTTAAAAACGGATTGATACTCGGGACTATCTAAAAGTTGTTTTGCTTTACGCCCGAATCTAACTGATAGTTCTGTGGTGTTAGT